CTCGTACATTATAATGTGATTAGATAAAGGAACCATAATGGTTGTATTAATAGAACCATATCGGTTGCATCTCTTATATACTAACAGGCATTGTGTGCCTATTAGCGATCTGGTAATAACGAGAGAGAGACTAAACAAATGACTTTTGATCTATCGCAATACCTACCGTTCAATGCTTTTGTGTTCCTTTGGATACTTGGCATGCTGGCCGGTGTTTCATTATTTAACCGTAACGATAAAGAGGGAAATTAAAATGTTAATGCAAACTAAACCGCAATCTACCTTGGCTTATGATATCTCCGGATTGTCGCTTGATATCCAAATGCAAATATTAGGAAGCGAAAAGAACCGTTCGCTTTTTTCACGTTTTCCCGAAAACCTTTTAGGGATTGATACAAACGCCAAAACAATAAAGGGCATAAGGCACGGCATCAAAACAGCTATACTTTATCTAATGCCAGCAATGGGAAGTGGCGTGCAAATGTGTGCTATGGCGTCAACCGCCGGTTGTGAAAAGCCTTGCCTATTTAAAGCCGGTCGCGGCGCAATGTCGAGCGTTATGCTTTCGCGCTTGCGTAAAACGCTTTATTTTAACCAACATCGCGATACGTTTATGTCGCAATTGGCGTTAGAGATACAAGCCAAGCGCAAGAAAACAATCGGGCAAGGTTTCGACCTTATTGTACGCTTGAACGGCACAAGCGATATCCGTTGGGAAAACATCGCATTGCCTTATCATAAGGCGGAAAACATTATGGCGCTTTTCCCCGATCTTACTTTTTACGATTATACGAAATTGGCTAATCGCAAAAATGTGCCCGCCAATTATGATCTTACCTTTTCCTATAGTGGCGTGCCAGCATACGCGCCATTTGTGGCCAAGGCGGTTGCCAATGGCGAGCGGATTGCGGTTGTGTTTCGCGATCGCGCCATAGTTAACGCAATGCTAGCCAATGGCGATACGTTTCTAGGATTGCCGGTTGTGGACGGTGACGACACCGACATACGGCATTTGGACCCTAAAGGCGCGGTTGTGGCGTTATATGCCAAAGGGCCAGCGCGGCGCGATCAATCCGGTTTTGTAGTAGGATAAGGGGGGAAGTATTATGAAAAGCTTTATCATAACCGATAACAGCAAAGGCGCGGTTTATAATGCCGATAGTGTCAATCAATCGATTGCGTCACATAACCGGCGATCGCGCAATAAGATAGGCAAGAGTGAGGCTAGCCTTATTCACGCCTTACTAAAGGGCAATCAAAAGGGGTGAACCGTTACCGCCATATTAACCGCGCCGGTCAATCAGGCGCGGTCTTTATGGCGCTAATGCCAGTAAAGAGAGAGAGTATCCTATCATGAACCGTACACTAAACACTATTGCNCGCGATATTAGCAACGACTGGATCAAGCCAAACTTTGGCGCGGTNCCNTATCTAGAGGCTATGCATAGCCTGCAAACGATCCGCGATAAGTACTATTACGACGATGCATCGGATATTGTGCGCTACTTCCTATCCAACGCGACATCATGGAAAGGCGATACCGCCCGCGCAATCAAAGCCGAATTAAAATCAATGTTGAAGGGGGCGTAACTATGAAAGTGCTAGTCGCTTGCGAATATAGCGCCACCGTCCGCGATGCTTTCCGCGCAAAGGGGCATGATGCCTGGTCTTGCGATCTGTTGCCGACAGATGGCGATCCGCATTGGCACATCCAAGGCGATGCTTTGGTTATGGCCAAGGGGCACAAATGGGATTTGCTAATCGCGCACCCGCCTTGCACCTACCTTACCAATAGCGGGGTGACTTGGCTGCATCGCGATCCTGACCGCTGGGCCAAACTGGATGAAGGCGCGGCGTTCTTTAAGGCGCTGTTAGACGCGCCTGTTGAACGCATCGCTATCGAAAATCCTATCATGCATAAGTATGCAAAGGAACGGATCGGGGGCGTGCAACAGACGCAAACCATACAGCCCTATCAATTCGGGCATCTGGAACAAAAGGCCACCTGCCTTTGGCTCAAGGGCTTGCCGCCACTACAGCCAACGTCAGACCTAAAGGCGCAGACAAAGGCGTTGCCAGACAACGAGCGCCAGCGTCTGCACTATCTGCCACCGTCCGCTGATAGGTGGAAGCTACGCAGCACAACTTACAAAGGCATTGCAGAAGCAATGGCTAATCAATGGGGAGAGTTATAATGATTAAGATTCCACAGGCCGCGCCCTTAAACCGCAACCACCGTGTATCGTCCGACAGTGCTTGGCCCCTTCGCGGCCCGGATGGCAAGACCTTTGCCGAACGGCGCAAGGAACAGGAGCAGCGCAAATGCTAGATGATGATGACGCATTGCCTGACCGATACACCGAACGGGCAGAGGCCACCTTGGCCTACCGCCTGATGGAATATCTGGAATCCCTCGGCGTGATAACCGCAGACCATGTATGCTATCTACGCTGGCCTCCAATAGAATTGATCGAAGACGCTGAAGCAGCATTGAAGGATGAGACATGACAAATGAAGAGTTCAAAGCAACACGCGACAGGCTGAACCTGACACAAGGCCAGCTTGCTGATAAGATAGGGCTGTGCGAACGGTCGATAAGATATTATGAGCAAGGGGGTCGGCCAGTACCGGCTACAGTCTCTATCCTCTTAGAGACGTTTCTAAGGGGTCTGGAGCATGCCTAGCTATAATCGGGACCGTAACCTAGCAATCGCCCTCTATGCCTCTCTATGGGCTTTATACGGGCTTATAACAGTATTCAAAGGATAAGACATGGCTGGACATATTAAACGCCGCACGATTGCATCCAACTTAGACAAGGTTGGCGAGACTGTCCTATTAGAGAAGATTGCCTCCGGCCTGACAATGGCTGGCCTTGCTCGTGAACTGAACATCAGCAACCTATCCCTCTACCATTGGATACGCAAAGACCCGAACCGAGAAGAGCGGTTCAAGCAGGCCCGGTCAATCGCGGCGGAGCAATGGGCGGATGAGTGCTTGGACATTGCCGATGCCTCGGACAACAACTCGGCTAACGCTGACAGGCTCAAGATCGAGACGCGCAAATGGATGGCTGGGGTAGCGAACCCTGACAGGTTCCAAGCCAAGCCAGCCACAGCAATTCAAGTGAACGTGAACCAACTACATCTTGATGCACTGAAGCAGCTAAACTTGGCGTCATCAAATCCACATGACATCATCGACGATGACACCATCATCGACATCACACCACCCAAGCAAGTCGGCTCTCATAATCTCGATGCGGACGACTTGCCGGGTGTTTTTGATGACGATTAACGCAAAACTGCCATCCGTGCACGGTTTGGAAAATCCGTGCATGGTTCGGGCCAGGTTTAGGGCCAGGTTTAAGCACGCATTTCCGCCATTGGGCCGGAAGTGCACGGTTTGTCGGCGTATTAGTCCCCATTAATAAGTAACATTGCTATTTGACCACATTCAACACTGTTACTTATATTAGAGCCAATTAACTTTTTTAAACCGTGCACTTCCGGCACATCCTTAGATTTCAGCCATTTTATCCGGCCCTAAACCGTGCACCAACCATGCACGGACCCTCTCAAACCGTGCACGGATTTAAAAAAAGGGGACCGAAGCCCCCTTAGTCTACTTTACGTTCGCGTAAACCTATCAGCCGATCAAGATACCATCGGGCCTTCTTCAAGTCCTCAATCGGCTTCCCTTTTCTCTCATAGCGCCACATATATTTCATGATATTGCCTTTGAGGTAGCCAGCATATGCCTCTGGCCCCATCGACGCTTCGATCCCTTCGATGGCCTCGATGCCACCAGACTTATAGTGCGATGGGTGATTAACCACATCGACTACATCACCGCCAAGCACCTCATGATTGAGCGCGTCACGAATCTCTTTGTACCGCATAAAATCATTCCCATACATTACATTTCCTCCTCACCTGCTCTAAAGTTAATCTGAACGCCGAAGAAATCTTCCGGCTGCTCATCTATCATGGCGTTGATAATCATGTGGTCTGCATCGCCAATGAGAAGCTCAAGACCACGGAACACACGCTTCGTTCGTGTGGACCGATCCCTTGTGGGGTCATAGCCGTGGGTCTTCATCTCTCCATTGAACTTACGCTGCGACCAGTCACGCCCCTTGCCCTCGTTGTTCTCCTTGCACCAGTCACGGAAGTCATTGAACGCCTCGTTGGTGGTCATCTCGTTGTCAGGCCCAGCCACGCAACGCTCAGTCACCCAGCGGGCCAATGCATCTTCTCCTGCGAGATATTCATCGGTAGCTTCGACTACTGCCTTTGGTGGGTTCAGTCCCTCTACCAGCCAAGACTTAGCGCCTTCGATAACCCAAGCTAGGATCGCGGGGTATTCCTCTTTCAGCTTGTCCGGCAAGTCAACGTCCTTACGGATAGGCTTAGTGTCGAAAGGTATGAGGTGCATACGCCGCCGCATGGCGTCGTCGACGTTAGTAATCTCTGGCTTGGTGTTACCGGCGATGACCAACGTGAACTGCGGCTGGAACTCAAACAAATCCTGGCGCATAAAGCGCGCACTGATCTTGTCCCCGCCAGTAAGCGCCTTCACCTTGGCTTCATCCCACTTGCGCGATGGGTCAATCTCCTGCGCGTGAACAAGCCTGGCCCCCATTAGGGACGCCAACTCTGTAGGATGCCTCTGGTTGTTAGACGCGAGGAACACGTCCGCACTGGCCACGGTGGCATAATCGCCAAGGATGTTTCCTACCGCGCCAAGGAACGTCCCTTTGCCATTACCGCCGGAGCCGTGTGCGAAGGCAAGCACATGCTCTTTGGTGCTACCCGTGGCCGAATAGCCAGCCAACCTTTGAAGGTAAGAGATCATCTCACTATCACCGTTGCAAGCTTCATTCAGAAACGCTTGCCACTGCGGCGCTGGCTTGCTGAAGTCTGCCTCGACCGATGTGCATTTAGTGCACATGCGAGAACGATCATGCGCGAACAGAACGCCCGTCTTCAAGTCCACCATCCCCGACTTGGTGTTGAGGATATAGATGTCAGCGTCTAGCTGCTCGGTGGTTGCTTGCATGGAGGGTTCCACCGCAGCCAGCTTCGCTACGTTGGCGATGACATTGTATGACGCCACACGCTGCGCGATACGCTCCGCCTTTTGCGGGCTTTCGATCTTGTCCAAGGCTTCCGCGGAGGCATGCGCACAAACCTTGCGCACGATGGACAGGTGCTTGTTCGCCACGTCCTTCGCCCACTTGTTGCCGTCCCATGCGACCCAGCCCATGCCGCCCACAACGAATCGAATATCCGAAACGTGTAACCGAGCAACGCGCTGCGCCAATGCAATGTCGCTATACTCTATCGGCGTTTCCCCCGCTGACGCCACCATGCCGAAGTCTTCATCATCAAAGTCCGACACCTCGAACTCATCGACCTCGCGCTTGTAGCCAAAGGC